CTTTAATATAGAACACCTTTCATCTAAGACTGTGGGATATGAAGATGTTCTGTGTTAGGGTGCTGAGGTAATTTTGTGGACCCTCAGCATACATGTAGGAATCTTCTGGTAAGCACCTGAAACAATAATTGTCAAAATAATGTATCCAAGACTGCGGCCAAAGCAAATTTACAATCAATGGTTTAATGGTTGACAGACCACTAATGTATTTTTCGATTTCTATTTGCTCTTCCACCGTTATCTTATACCGACGTTCAATCAATAATCTTGTATTCATTCCTACTGGCATGGCGACCGGGTGATCTCGTATGCTGAATTTATTTGATCTCTTTCCCAAAGGGACATTACGCGATCCTTATTCAGGAAACCCCTAACATCATACGACCTCGTTTGAGCTAGACCGTATAAAGCCAATTCCTGAATTATTGGACAACCCGGATATTGATGCAAATATGATAAACTTTTGCATCTAAGCAGTGACATCATCCTATATTTACGTGCTCCGGCATATTTTCTTGAACACCAACCGAAGCTCGCCAAGACTTCCCTTGGATCCGTGACATTGATTAGATCTTCAGGGTCGTAAATAATTCCGCAAAAAGATGCATCTGCTATATGATCATGCATTTCCAACTTGACCTCAAACCCCAATTCTTTGAACCACCTCTCTTGGATTTGATGTATCCAGTGACCTTTCATGAGTCCATCGTCACCTTCAACAACAATAGGGCAGTCCCATTTACCTGTAATCAACCAATAAAAGAAAGAGAATAAGGTAAGATTGGCACCTCCATTCGAAGACGAAGTGTTCATCTCACCCGACATTCTTCGAGCTCTGATCCAAACTGTAAAAAATTTGAAAATGCATTCATTCATACCCTGCGGTATTTCATAAAGGAACTTTATCATTGGATCAGTTAAGTTCTGACAAAAGAACTTGAATTGGGTACCATCGAAAGCCTTCATCACTTCTGCGGTAAATGAAGCTTCCATACTGGTGAAGTCAGAACTGGCTATTGGTTCGGTAGATGTATTGAACAACTCACTTATGTATCGTGGACGATCCTTGACAGGGACATGCTTTATAAAAGAAGGATGCTGGTAGAGTTGTTCTTCCATTTGAGCAACCAGCGGACCGAATAATACCTTGAACACATCTGTGCGAGACCAAATGCCTCGCCCATGCTTGTATTCTGTATATGTTTCGTCCTTCATAAAGCACTTCAACAATGTTAACTTCTTCTTGGTATCCCACTTAGCAAGCTCGCTATGGATGGCCCGAAGTTCAGCTTTTCGCCACTCTGGGTAAGGGCGTGATTCAATCCAATTTTCAAAGGAGAGATCAACGTCAACTGGTAGTGGTCGAAAGTTTCGCTTATACCATTCCATCGCAAATCTTGCGTAGAGCTTAAGGAATTTCTTATTATGTTCACGCTTGACAGCAATTCGTTTTTCAACTCCGTGAACCATTGTGAAGGGATCGTCGCAATCAGGATGGGGCATAGCAGCGCCAACGACATGACAACCCAAGAAAACTGCCATTGGACGCCGCTGTGTACGGATTTCGAAGGTCCTGTGGAGGGCAATCGTGACGGTATCAGGTTCCTTATGAGCGGGAACCACTTGGTCAGCGACTCTATATCCGTATGCAGTCCATCCCATCCTGTTTGCTTGGGACTCTGAAAAGGGAGATCTTGGAGACGGTATTTTTCTTCCTGCATGATGGCTTTTGCAAGAAGCGCAGAATGCTGTTTTACATGCTCATACTTCTGATCAACAGCACGCTCCCGGTCATAGTTGACAGTCTGTACCGTCCTAAGTGTATTTTCCACACGTGTACTAGTTGTCTCCAAATCATGGTCTAATGAAAATACTTGAGGTCCAAGCAACTGAGTAACCATTTCCATAGACACTGTCAACTCCGCATTCTTCTGCCAAAAATGCGTCATCGGGGGGGAATATTCTACAAGAACTACTGCAGGATTCTTGTGTCGAACGACTGAATTACCATCTGTATCTGGCCGACCATCCTCTTCTAGTTCCTCATCTCTCAACATCTTTATCGCCTCATATGTACAAACAGGCTTAACAAAGTGTTTCGTAAAGAGATAAGCACCCAGACCAAGGATAGCTCCAGAAATCAGATTTAGAGCAGGTAGGTTAATCATTCTAGCCAATCCACCTGAGATCCAGGATATTGGACTAAAAGTCTTCGACATCACACACAACACCTTTTGAGCTAAGTACGGGCCTGTTCTGTAGGTAACAGCAGCGGCCAAAAGCTGGTATCCTACGGGCAATTGTATGTGAGCGTTCCATTTCTTCCCTATAACGAACTCAAAATTTGGAACGCTTTTAGGCTGTAATGAGGGGACATTAACAGCAGCAGGCGCAGTGGTTTCCTTACGTTCTCTAGCCTTCTCTCGAGCAGCATCTTGATCTCCTGAAATTCTTGATTCGGAATCTCGCAATGAATCGGTAATAGCAGCAATTTGTTCTCGCTGTCGAGTAGGACCATTACTTCCTCTGTTCTTTCGGTCAGTCCTCCCCTTTTGTTTCTTTTGTTTAGGAACCCACTTCTTTGTTGTAGCTTTTTCTGAACTATCACTAGGCTGTGTCTCAGCGATAGAGACGCCGGCATCGCGTTCGTAAGAATCTCGCTTGTTCTTCTTCCTCTTCTTCCCGTCAGGTCTTTCTTCATGAGTTTGGGAGGTTTCAGAACTTCGCTCAATCCCAGGATGCGAAGGTGAATCGTTCAACCGCTCCGTGCCAACAGCAACTACGGCAGCAGTCTTCAGTTCCGAAGAACTGGTTTGGTCAATCACATCTGGTGCTTCCATCAGCT